TGTCGATGGACACATCGATGACCTCGCGGTGCTGGTCGATGCGGATGTCGGTGCTGGACGGGTCGTCGCAGGAGAGGTTGAAGGTGTCCTCCAGGGTGTAAATCTGGTCGGCGGTGGAGAAGTCCATACCGGCGGTGAAGTCCAGACCAGAGGGGCTGTATGCCTTGAGAGCGATGGATGCGTTGCCGATATGGAGATCGTCAAGCATTGCGTGAGTTAAGGATGCCATAGTACTATGTAGTTGCTTTGATAAATACTCTAAAATTGATTATTCGAGCGTGGAATCCGAAATCGTCGGGTGTGTCGCCAACGATGCGTGGAGTACCCTTGAGAAGCAGACGATCCATCCAAAGGGGGAGGCCGTAGAGCTTCTGCTGCATCACCGAAAGACGCTTCGAGTTCTTCATCTCCACCACATCACGGACGAAAAGGTGGACTGCGACACGGCATTCGCCGTAACCCGCCCGGTCGGTCACGCCGCCGGACACCTTGACGACCACGAAGTCATTTATTCCGTCGTCCGTCGCCTTCGGCCTGTTGGTCCAGATGTATTGGGACACGCCGAGCGCACGGATTTCGGTAACGAACTTGTTCTCTATGTATGTGATGTCAAAATCGTTCATCTTTACATCGGTAAATCAGCGTTCACGGGGTTCTTGAGAGGGTTGAAAAACAATCTCCAGTTCTCCCTGACATCGGCTTCCGTGACGAGCAGAACCCATTCCTCGTAGTTGACCGCGAAGTACATCGGCACATCGCCGTCCATCGATGCGAGGAGAATCCCGACCCACCCCTTCCGGCTGACCGACCTCGACGCGGCCATCAGTTGCTGATAGGCGTTGCCGGTGCCGTGCCGACCTTCGTTGGTGTGGTGGGCGACCGCCCTTCCGTCGCGGAGCAGACACCATCCGTATGAGTTCGCCGTGGACTTGTGAATCCAGTGCGTGTCGTCGTGGAACGAGAGCGCCGCAAGCATGGCATTCTCAAGCAACGACTTCATTCCGTTCTCGATGATGCTATCCTTCCTGGAAGGAAACCGACGGAACGCCCTCGTTATGGTCGTGTTGTTCCTTGACTCGTACCTACTGCCCATCACTAATTCTTGATGTTGTCTACCCAGATGTTCGTACCCCAGTTGTAGGTGGTCATCTTGAGTACCTTGACACGGAATGTATGGGTGTAGTCGGTCAGGATCAGCACGGAACCCGTGGGAAGGTCGGTAAGCATCATCGGAGTGGAAATCTTGTAGTCCGCCACGATGACTTCCCCCGCGGTCTTGAGTCCTCCCGTCGCCGTCCGATAGCCCCACGGCATCTCCGTGACGGTTTCGGTCACGAACGAGCCGTCGGCGTTGCGGCGAGGATTGTAGTTCTCATCGTAGACGACGCGAACCATCTGCACGGCAGAGGGGGTGTAGTCCCCGGAGTCATCGCCCGGCTCGGTATCGTCGCCTGACGGAGTTTCGTCCCCGGACGGAGGGTCCACATCCTTATGGCTATCCGGGTTTTCGTACGGAACGCCACCAATACCAGACCCTGAACCCGACCCGGACGAACCGCTTCCCGGTTCATCGTCCCTGCCTACCTCTCCGCTGTCTCCGGGGTGGAACATCCCCTTTACCTGCGGAGGAGGGATAATCTGGCTCAAATCCGTGATGGGGATTCCGTTCTCATCGGTGATGGGAACGCCGAACTTATCCAGACACTCCGGCAGGACGGTGAAGGTATGCGGCCAACGCGGGTTGTAGGTCATCTCAATACAGGGGTTTCATGCGGATTTTGGGGTTCGGATCGACGAACGGCTCGTCCCATTTGGCATAGAGGTCTTTCGCCATCTGCATCAAAGCGTCACGGCTCACGACATTCTTGATTGCCACATAGTGCGTCCATCCGCCGTCCGCCTCTCCCTGCGTCCCCGACTTGGTGGAAGATACGGCAGCACCGAAATACGCATCGGCGAGAATGAGGTCGCGGGTTCTCTCGTCCACATCCCCGACGAGCGTCGCATCGTCGGTCACGCCCCTGTTGAGGAATGTGGCCCAGATGAAATCGTCCGAGAAATCGATGATGTGGTCGGTCTTTGCCCTGAACCACCTTTCAAGCGTCATTGAATCTGCGATGTTTGCCATATCTTCCGTCGGATTACACTTTCAAAGAACTTTAGGCGTTCGGGAACAGGTACCAGAAGTACTGCGGCACGGACGGGATGACCAGGGAGGTCATTTCCGTGTTGTAGGACTGGCACTTCTTCACATAGTCGACGCCGACGGTGAGAAGGAGCTTCCCGCCGTAGAACGAGCCGTACTGACCGCCTTCGATGGCGATAGGCTCGACGGTCTTGACCACGCCGATCTCGCCGTCCGGGACGAACACCCACACATCCTTCTTGAAGGCATCGACATTGGTCTTGACGAAAGCCTTCTCGCTCTTGTCGATGCTCTCGATGGCCACGATGGAGTCGATGGCCTTGATGGGAGCGCCGATGAGGGACTCAAGGCGGGCCTTGAGAATCTCGTAGGGCTGGATGCGGGCATAGGCCGCCTGGGTGCTGGAGTCGGAGGTCGGGAGCAGGGAGATGCCGATGGTGGTCAGCACCTTCGTGTGGTTCAGGCACTCCTTGAGGTAGTCGATGTTCACCTCGAAGTGGCCACGGATGCCCTTGTTGCGGGCGGTGGTGACCATAGCCTGGAGGTCGTGGATCGGGTCGCAAGCGCCGCCCTCGTTTCCGGCGGTGTGGGTGGAGGAGGTCCACCAGCGCGCCGTACCCTCAAGGGTGTTCTTGTTGTCGGCGGGGACATGGTAGTCGATGACGACATTCTTGATACCCTTCGGGTTGTTGGTGGCGTTGATGGTGAACTTGCCCGTGGACACGGCCTGGTGGCGCTGGAAGGTCAGGGCGTTGGTGTGGCCGCCGATGAGGTTGTCCACGGTGATGAACAACTGCTCGTAGGCCATCTCCGCGACGCGGGCGGCGGAGGTGGAACGGCGATCCTCCACAAGACGCATCTTGCGGAGTTTGTCCTCGTTGAAGTACTCCACCTTCTTCATGCGCGGAATCTTGCCGGTGTAGGACTTGAGTCCGGGGGCGGCATCCGGCAGGGCGGGGGAGTCGAGGTCGTAGTACTGCGCGGTGGCGTTCAGGCCCACCTCGGCGAAAATCTGCTCGAAGGTGAAGTCGACCTGCATGAACGGCTCGAAGGTGAAGCCGTCGAGTTGCAGGGAGTTGTACTTGAGGGCCATCGTGTTGTCCAGGAAGGACTGGATGCTCTCGCCGGGGCCGAGGGCGCGGGAGAGGAGGTCGTAGAACTGAATCTGGTAGGTATCCATGATGTTTTCTCCTATTCGTTAATGGGTTAGACAAGCACCTGGAGGACACCCGGAACGGCTGCGGCCATCTGTTCCTTGACCGCGGCGGAGGGGGTCAGTTCGACGAGCAGACCATCGTGGTGGTACTTCACGACGGCACCGGTGGCGGCGAGGGTGAACTCGTTGGCGCTCCCGGCGAGGTCGCCGAAGTAGATGTCGTTGTAGAGGTAGCCGTTAGGCTGGACGGCGAGGCTCTTGCCGGACGCACCGGCGGTGCCGGCGGACGGGGCGAGGACATCGCCAGCGACGAGAGAGCCGAAGTTGCCGCTCTTGGCGACCAGGACGGTGTAGCAACCGGCGTTCGCGCCCTCGGTGATGAGGGTGGACGAGTAGATGGCGCGGGCAGCGCCCTGGGTGGCGAAGGTAGCGCCGACTTTCTGGAGGATGTCCTCGGCAGCCGGGGCGATTTCGACACCGCCGAAATCGGCGGCCTTCACGACGATGGTGTCGTAGGTGTCGGACGCACCCGCGGCCGAGTAGGACACCACCTCATATCCCACGAACGGAGTGATGATCTTGTCGGTCAGGTTGACCGGGGAACCGGCGGGAAGGAAGAAGCCCTTCCGGGCATAGTCCTTCTTGAGAGTGCCGCCCACCGGGACGGGGCCGACAACACCAAGCCACACGGGAATGTGGCTCTGCGCGGCGTTGATTTCCTCGCTGCCGAACGCATTGAAAGTGCTGAATTTGGGCATTTTTGTTAGGATTTAGGGTTACTTGTTCTCCTGCGGGAGTCGCCCCTGTCGGCGGAGGAACTCGTTCTTCGCCTCGGTCGCGGTCTTGGCATCGCCGAATCCGTTTCCTCCGAATCCGGGGATCGGACCGTCGCCGAACACGGACTTGTAGTTGGCGTTGTACGCCTCCTTGAGCCTCGTCGCCGCCTCGTCCTCGCTCTCGTTCTCGACGGGCGTGAACGCATCCATCGTGAACTTGAGGACTCCGGCGTTTCCGCACCCCTCCATCTTGAGCCTGGCGGTAAGCGCATCGCGCCTCGTCTTCTCGGCCTTCTCCCTGTCCTCGCGCTCGAAACGCTCACGGATTTTCTTCGCCCATTCGGGTTCGGGTGCTTCCGTCGGTTTCGGAGGGTCGGCGGGCGGGTTGGGATTCGGATCGCCGTCCGGGTGCTTCTCCTTGTAGGTGTCGAAGGCGCGCTGCGTGTCGGTTCGCTTTTGAATCTCCGTGTCGCGCATCTTCTGGAGTTCTGACGCGATTGACTCCATCGTCGCGGCATCAGCGACTGCCGCCTCGATCTCATCCTCGCTGGTGACCGTCTTTTCTCTCGCAGAGGCAATCCGGTCGATAGCCTCGTTACTCAATCCAAAGCGCTGATACTTCGTCTTGAGCGCAGTTGCGATTTTCTCTTTGAACATCTTTTTCAATGAACTTTGGTTATACAAAAACCCGAAGCGGAAACGAACCTAATCGCTTCTACTCCGGGCCTATTCGGTTGTCGTGCAACTCCTGCGACCTCTAGTGCGCTCGTCGGCGCTACCGTATGTCCTGCAAGGTGATTTCGCTAATCCTCTTGCAATGGGGGCATCTCACCGAAAGCGAAAGCCGACCTTCAAGGCGCTGGACACGCACAGGAAAGGTCTTTCTGCACACGGGGCAGGTTATCTGCACCCCCGTTTTCTCGGTCTTTGCCTCCATACGCGGACAAATATAAAAGCACATAAGGAATATCACGGAATAAAAATTCCGAAAAATCCCCAAACCGCTTGCATATTTGCGGAAAATGATAACGACAGAGGCAACAGACGACCGCAAGTACCTTGACCCCGTGTTCCTTGAGTATGGGATGGAGGTCTATACGAACGAGTACATCGAATCGCTACGCGCCGAGAACATCGAACTCAAGAAACACGGCAAGCGGAGCTTCAACATCGTACCCCAGGCGGGATTCCAGGAGAATGTCCTGACGAGCAAGGCCGACATCGTGATATGCGGCGGAGTGAGGGGCGCGGGCAAGACCGCAGTCGGACTGATAGGGGCGTTCTACTACGCGGACAACCCCGATGTCAACCTCTACGGATTCCGCCGATACGAGGCCGATGTCAAGCGAGGCATCTGGAAATCGTGCAAGCCCCTTTTCCGCGGGTTCGCCAGTTTCGCGGACACCTCGTTCGAGGCGAAGTTCTTCAACGGGAACGGCGCTACCATGAAAATGGAACACCTCGCCGACCTCTCCAAAGTCAAAGACCGCTTCCGGGGCGCGGAGATGCCGTACATCGTCATCGAGGAACTCGCGGAGTTCACGAAGGACTCCATGTCCGTGGTGTTCGACCTCATCGGCTCGAACCGAAGCACATCCGGCGTGAGGCCGAGGTTCATCTGCACCTGCAACCCCGTGGGGAGGTCGAACAAACTGCGGTGGTTTCTCGAATGGTGGATCGACCCGGAGTCGGACGAGGCGATCCCCGCGAGGTCGGGAAAGATACGCTACTTCTGCCGCTACGGAGAGGATGTGATGGAGATAGCGTGGGGCGACTCCCCGGAGGAGGTCTACCAGAACCCCAACGCACGGCGCAAGATAGAGTCCCTCACGGACAGGCCGGACGAGGAGTACGGCAACTACATAACCTCGGTCACATTCATCGACGGCGACTTCGCGGAGAACAAGATTCTCCAGGTGTCCGATCCCAAGTACATGAACCGAATCTCATCCGGCGGATCGAAGTCCGTCATCAACGACATCAGGGGCGTGTGGCGCGATGTGGACGACACCGGCGCTCTCATCTCGATGAACGACATGACCCGGTTCTTCGAGAACACGCCGCAGGTCAACGGAACGAGGTGCGGGGGAGGGGACATAGCGCTGCGGGAGGACTGGCTCGTCCTCTGGGCGATGGACGGGATGCACATCATCGACCTTTTCGCCAAGCGGTATGTGACCTCCGAGGATGTGATACCAATCATCACGGAGTTCCTCAAGAAAAACGGGATACCGAAGGAGAACTTCGCCTTCGATGTCAACGGAATAGGGAACTGGCTCAAGCAGTCCGAGGAGATGAGGGGGTGCTTCGGATTCGACAACAAAGCCCCGGCGAGGGACAAAGCCTCGTACAACACGCGGAAGTCCGAGTGCGCCGGTATGCTGATAGACGCACTCCAGAACGGAAAGATTTCCATCGACGAGTCCATACTGCGGAGAACCTACACCGAGAAAAGGGTGCCGTTCACCGTCAGGGACAAACTCGTCGAGGAACGGATCGTCCTCAAGTGGAAGGAGGACGAGAACCCCAAGTCGCTCATCAAGAAGACCGACATGAAATACCTCATCGGCCACTCGCCGGACTGGATAGAGGCGCTCATGTACTGCCTCGACCGGGTAGACAGCGCAAAGACCAACCGCCGCGTCAGGCGCGGCAACTGGAGTTACTTCGGAATGTAGAACATTAACGCAAAGAGATATGAGACTCACACCATCCATCGGGTCGATGTCGCCGACCCAAATCCTGCGGAAGAAACCCTTCTCCGTACCAATCCCGTCCGGGGCGGTCGGCAACGCGCCCGCCATAGCCCCCGGCACCGTCTATGTGAACCCCCTCGACAATGTGTCCTACGAACGGCGGACGCAGGCCGACTTCGTGAGGGAGTTCCACCCCTCGTCGCACAAAATCAACAACATCAAGTACTATCCGAACACGATGTTCGTCAACAAAGAAACCGGGGCGTACCAGGCGAAGGTGCGGTCGCGCATCGCGGTCGGATTCCAGCAGTACATCCATCTCCAGAGGAAGGAGGCGCTCCTCGGCAACAATGTCGGCATGAGGCTCGTTTCCGGGGCGACCGACGAGGCGAAGATAGCCCTCCTCGCCGAGTTCCGCGAGGGATGGGAGGAAAAGGACATGGAGGTCGCCATCAACGATGCCATCGACGCTGCCTTCTCCGTCGCGGACTCCGCCGTCTATGTCTACATGGACGACAAGAAGGTCATGTGGCGCGTGTTCTCCTACAACAACGGAGATGTCCTCTACCCCCACTACGACACCCTCACGGGAGAGATGACGCTCCTCGGACGGCTCTACAACCAGTCCGACTGGGACGGCAATGTGAACCAGTACCTCGATGTCATCGACAAGACCCATTTCGTCACCTACCGCCAGAAGGAGAGCGCCGAGTCCTGGGAGATGGAGGGAGAACCCAAGCCC